TACATTAGGAGGAGCCCGGTGGAGCGCGAATATACCACTCCTGCAGATCGGTACTATATGGTGACGGGGGGGCGTCACCATATAGTCAGCCTCCAACGCTACCAGCTTCAAAGCTGCAATCCCAAGCTCTAGTGCACGAATTAGTGGCTGCACCGAGCGTTTCCCCGCTCCTGCTCTCGGCTACTAGCGATAACTCCAGAAACGTCTCGGAAGTCATCAATATTCAATACTGAGACCAAAGCTACCTCGTAGGTATCGCTGTCCTAAATTCGCGCCATAATGATCAGAACAATCCTCCCAACGATTCTGGCGCCCAATTCATGATCACCAGCTCGCCGCTCACCTCGGCTTTGCCTTGCCGCTGGTTAGTATTGGAGTAACGGATGTCCAGTGTCTCGAAGTAGAAGCCTTCGAACACGCGACGGATGTCCGGGTGATCGTTGATGCTGACCATCACCTTGCCTTTACAGCGGCGCATGAAATCGGCCATACGTTCGTAATTCTCGAACGGAAAGTCCACGCCATAGCCGGCGGTCTGCCAGTAAGGCGGATCCATGTAATGGAAGGTATGGGCACGGTCGTAGCGTTCTGCGCATTCAAGCCATGGGAGATTTTCGACGTAGGTGCCGGACAGGCGCTGCCACGCGGCCGAGAGGTTTTCCTCGATCCGCAGCAGGTTGATGGCCGGGGCAGTCGTCGCCGTCCCGAATGTCTGACCCGAGACCTTGCCGGCGAAGGCATGGTGCTGCAGATAGAAGAATCGGGCGGCGCGCTGAATGTCGGTGAGGGTTTCGGGGCGGGTCATTTTCTGCCATTCGAACACCTGCCGCGAACTGAGCGCCCATTTGAATTGGCGCACAAACTCTTCGAGGTGGCTCTGCACGACGCGGTAAAGCGTGACCAGGTCGCCGTTTATGTCGTTGAGAACTTCGACCGGCGATGGCTGGGGCTTCATGAAGTAGAGCGCGGCACCGCCGGCAAAGACTTCAACGTAGCATTCGTGTGGCGGAAAAAGCGGAATGAGGCGGTCGGCCAGGCGGCGTTTGCCGCCCATCCAAGGGATGATGGGTGTAGACATAAAAAGCAAGACCTTTACTGTATGGATAAACAGGTGCTAGGCTCGCCGCGCTTTGTGCACGGAGCAAGAGCCTTGGCTGGACTTGCAGGGACAATCTGCAGGGACGGCGGTCGATCCGGATGTTGACGCATCCGGACCGGCCGCTCTTTTTCACTTCGGTGTTGAGACTTCTTTGGCGTATGCCTGACAGGCCGCGAGGGCAATCAGCCCCCGGTCGCCGTCATCGGTGACGCCGATAATTCGTTGAGCATGCGCTGGGTCAAGTTCGGCTCTTGTGGGACCATGAACCACGCCGCCGGTGGCGGTGGCGGCTGACACCGATCCGTTGCCGGCGCCGGTGGTGGCGTCGAGTAGGACTGACAAGCGCAGATCAGCAGTGGCAAGACGGTCGCGCAGGCGACCTTGATCACGTTGGACATCGCTCAAAGCTCGGTAATGGGTTTGTTCGCTGTTGGCCAGGCGCTGCTCGAGCGCAAGTCGTTTGTTCTGTTCGGCACGCTGCTGCGCAACCGTGGCCAGGGCCAACTGGTTAAGCGTTTCGGTGTGGAGTCGGGCCTGCTCTGCGAGCTGTTTGCCGTAGCGCCAATCCTGTGCTTGCCAGGTAAAGGACGCAGAACCACCGACCAAGACGACCAGCAGCACACCTTTGGCCAGCAGCCGATACGGCGCCGGAGTCAGTTCGCCGAAACGCATAGCACCGCCCTCGCCCGCCCCCACAACTCCCGCCGATCCTGCAGGCCGTTGAGACCGCCATTGATCTTGCGGGTGATCGTGTTGAATTCGTTTTGATCGGCCAGCGCGTTCAGCCCATTCACGGACCAGAACCATGCGGCCGACTCGGCGGCCCACTGCGGCAGCTCCAGCAGTTCAGGGGTGCGCAGCAATCGCTCGTCGCCGAACAGCGCCAAGCTGCAGCGCAGGTAATTGTCGTGGCCGGTGACCTGGATCAGGCCGCGACCGCGATAGCGCTGGCCATCACCATCTGCTGCCGGCGTGTTGCCCAGTTTTGCAGCCAGGTTGCCGGTGTCGTATTTGCTCAGGTACTGCTCGCCGCCCAGTTCCCGGACGTACTGCAGCTGACCCGACTCATGACCAACTTGCGCCAGAAACGCGGCTTGGCGTTTCGGCGTGTTGATCTGCCGGTGCGCCATGGCTGCGTTGAGGGCGGATACAAAAACGCCCGCTTGGCGGCGGGCGTTGGGCATGATGCTTTGCAGCTGCTGTTTAGTGATGGACATACAAACTCCAGACATAAAAAAACCGCACTCAGGCGGCGATGGGATGTGGTTACTGCTTCTCGATGTTCACAACCTTGAGTGGTGGTTTCGGCCCTTTCTTTTTCTTGCCCTTGGATTTACCGGCTTTGCCGGCATTGCATTCGACCGTGGTGGACCAGCCGGACTGGGTGAATACCTGCTCGACCGAGTCGGCCAGGTATTCGCCGTCAAGCCCGACCTTGAACCCCTGAGCGATGACGGGTCGCTCGGCGAAGATGTCCGTCCGGCCGGGCATCTCAAGCCGCACATCAGCGGTCGAGCGGTTGAACGCCGACAGACGTGCCTTGGCCGCCGCTTCTGCAGCCGTTTTGTTGGGGTAGATATGGCGGTCGGTATGTACTGCCGGCAACCCGTCCGGAGCATCATCGTTGTCGACGGTGACCACTGCCAGCTTGCCGTCCTTCTTGTTCTGATGCTTGGTGGCGACTGCCTTGTGTGAGTTGCGATCACCGAGACTGAATTGCCATCGGCTGAGGTCGCGTCGAGTCAGAGTGATGGCGCCAAACGTCTTGCCGCTGGCTGTCTGGCCACCTTGACGCGGCATCACCAACAGCTTGCCGTCGGCGACCTTGGCCGTGCAATCGTATTGCTTGGCCAGACGGGTGATGAAATTAAAATCGGACTCGTTGAGCTGGTCGACCCGCGCGACCTTGGTCGATACCGGGCACACTGGTTGCCAGCCATTGCGCGCGGCGACGTCAGCCACAATCTTCGACAGCGGCACGTCTTCCCAGCTCCCGCTACGGATGGTCTTGCCACTGCCCCGCATGTCGCTGGCTTTGCCCTTGACCACGATGGTATCCGGCGGGCCTGACACCTCGACCGTGTCCACGGTATAGCTACCCATGCGCGCCAAGGTCGTTTCGGCATACCCCAGGTAGATCTCGATTGAGCTGCCACGCCGTGGCAATTGCACTTGCCCATCACGGTCGTCGATACGCAACTCAAACTCGTCGGACTCCATGCCCGGCTTGTCAGAGGTGCGCAGCAACAACAGCCGATCATTGATCTTGGCCGTGACATCGGCCCCATCGGCGACAATGCGAAACATCGGAGTCATGGTTTTTTTCCCAATAAAAACCCGCACAAGGCGGGTCAGAAAAACAAAGTGTCGTCGCGCGCAACGCGGCGGTGCGACGGCGCCCGGGGTCAATCCCACAAGCTGACGCCCTCACTGGTTGGGCTGGGCAGATCCGGCAGGACGATAATCACGCCCGACCGGAACGGTTGAGGCTCATCGGCCAGCCCCTGATTGGCATCGAGCACGGCCTCGACGCTGCCATTCAGATGGCCGTAAACGTTGTTGCAAATGACATCGAGCATGTCGCCATCAGACGTCCTGCATGTCGTCGCCATAGCGCTCAAACTCCAAAGTGAACCCCTGTTTTCGAGCAATCCCGCCGTGCAGCAGCGCGGACTGTTCTTCGTTGATGTTTCTCAGGCACCACGTTCCGATCACTTCGCCATAACCCGTGGTCAGGGTCAGCGGCTGTAGCCTGGCCCCGATGGAACGCAGGGTGTCGAGCTGCTTCAGCCCACCCTTGAAGCCCGGGTAGATCGTGCCCTTGAGCGTTAACTTTTCATCGCCCATACCGATGGCCTGCTTCGCCGGCCGGCGCGTCAACCGCTCCTGAGAAGCCCAGCGGAATTCGGTCGAACGGCTCAGCTCATCAAAGGCCGCCGTGTCCAGGTTGAAGTAGTACGGCTCAATTTTCGGATCACGCGGCTGGATGATCATCAGGTGTGGGAACGGCTTCACCGCTTCCGGCGCCGGCGTGGCCTCTCCGGCAAAGGAACTGGTGGGCACGATATTGGCCAGCGATGGGCTGACCTTGCCGGCGACGTTGTTGATCGCCGTGGCCGCCTTGCCCGCCTGTTCCTTCAACGTGCCCAGCCGCTCCTGCACTTCGGTCGCCGCCCGGGTGGCGCGGCCGTACACCGCCGCCACCTGCCCGACCTTGGCCTGAGCCGCATCGACGCCGCGCATCACCCGCTGAAGTTTGGCGCCGATGGCCGGACCAACAAACGGGATGTTCTCCAGCTCGGACGCGGCGCCGGTTAGTTCGCGGATCGCACCGTTGACCGGGGTCAGCATGCCATCGGCACTGCGTCGGCCGGTTTCCGCCGCCTCGACCAGGTACTTCAGGCTCGATTGCATCTGCTCCATGTAAGCCATGAAACCTCCTTAGACATGGGGTTCGTCGTACAGCTTGGCGGCGTTACTCTTCGCCGCGTCCGCCATCATTCGCTGCATGTACGGCATCAGATCCTGCGCCAAGGTTTGGGGGTCCTTGACGTCGCCCTGCACCGTGACCGGCATACTCAGCGAGTACTGAAACTGCTGGTCTACTTTGGCCGGCACCGGTTTTTCTGGCTCCTTCGGCTGAATGGCCAGCGCCGCAGACTTGAGCTGCGCCGTCACCGCCATCGAGCGTGCGACATCCCCCAGCGCCGGTCCTTGTTGGCCCGCCGACGCCATCATGAGCGGCGTAGTCGGCACCGGCGCCTTTGCCGTTTGCTCGGGCTTTTCATCCTCGCCACCAAACAGCGACTTGCCCAACGACCCGCCCAGCGCCGCACCGCCCTGACTGCCAAGGTAAGCACCGATCAAGCCGCCGATGGCCGTACCAATGATCGGCACCACCGAACCGATGGCGGCCCCAGCTGCGGCGCCCGCCATGGTGCCGGCCAGGTTGCCAGCGGCCGCACCGTAGCCCTCGGCTTTTTCGTCCTTGGTCTTGGCGTTTTCAAACGTCTCATAGGCCATGGCCCCGGACTCCAGCAGCGTACCGCCTGGAATCATCTTGGCGACTTTGCCGACCTTACCAACGGCCTGCACAACCCCGCCCAGCTTGGCCATCGTGCCCGCCGGAACAGGCGGTACCGGTGGAGTGACCGGCCGTGGCACGGGAACAGGCGGACGCGGCAGCGGTGAACGCGCCGCCCCAGGGCGAGGCAGCGGCCGCCGCCGCGAAGCACTGCGCCGCGAGCCGCGACCACGCCGGCGAGACTCGCCTTGAATATCCGCGCCGCCAGCGCCGCCCATGGCGTTGGCATTGACGACGAAAACTTTTTGGACGCCGTCGTTACCTGCGCCAGTTTCAGTGCCAAGGCCGCCGCCCGTTGCCGCTTCCTTCACCCGCGAAACAACATCCAGGCCAGTCGCTACCAGATCAAGTTCTCCGGGCTTTTCATTGCGGGCTTCGCTCCCACTCCTGCCACCGCGCGACCCACGCGCAAGGTTTAGCAGCCCCTTGCTGATTTTGATCGTGCTGAAGATACCTTTTAAGGCGATCAGCCCCGCCCCGACCGTGGCGATACCGGCAACTACCCCGGGCGCGCTATCAGTCAGCGACGTAATGCCTTTAGTAACCTTGGTCAACGACTCGGCCACGGTGTCCGTCACCGGGCGCAGCGCATCGCCGATGCTGCGCATGGCGTCATCCATCGACTGGGCCATTTCCGCCCATTTCTGCGATGACGACTCGCGCCGCTCGGCGAGGTTCTTGTCGAGGATCCCGGTCGCTTCACGCGAATCGTTTTTGAGCTGGCTGTACAGCGCCTTGTTCTGCATGTAAGCCGACAGTGCGGCCTTGACCTGCATATCGGCGAACAGGTCGCCGGTGCGCAGGGATTCTTCCAGCGAGGCCATCATTGCCTTGGCCTTTTCGGGATTGGCTTCCTTGCTGATTTTCGAGGTCGCTTCGGCCATGGCCGCGGCGCGCTTTGGATCGGTCGCCTGAATGTATTTCTGGGCCAGTGCCATGCTGGTTTCGAGCGTCGACATACCGTTTTGCAAACCGGTCTGCATCGATCCCTTGTAATCAATTCCGGCCTTTTCGTAAGCCTTGACCGTATCGGTCGAACCGATTTTGCCCATCCAGTTTTTCAGGTTGTTGGCCGCTTCGTCCGAACTGCCGGCCTGCTTCATCTGCACCTGCAACATGGCGCCCAACTGCGTCACCGCGTCCAGGCCGGTGATGCCGTTGCTGGCCATGTTGGCCAGGAGCTCCGGAAACCACTTGGCCATGTCGGCCGCTTCAAAGCTGCCCGCCTGCCCTTGGTAGGCAATCGCCTCCAGCGCCTGCTGCATCTGCTTGGGGTCGGTGATCTTGGCGTTCTGCCCCAGGGCATTGATCATCTTCGCTGTGTCGACGCCGCTGGATCCTTGCCCCACGACAAACTTGGCCGCGACGGGCGCGTACTCCAGCGCCTTGCTCAGGTCCATACCGGCGCCGACCAACTGATTGACCACGTCGGCCACATCGTTGCGCGCCATGCCGGTATCGCGTGAAGTGTCGATGATCTTGCGTGACATCTCCTGCTCTTGCGGCTTGTTGGCAATGCCGGCCTTGATCGCGATGTCACGCACAATCGCGCCAAAATCCGCGCTGACCTTGGCCGGTACCGCCATGGCACCGACACCGACCACCGCCGCACCGACGGCGCCCTTCATGCCCTTTACACCAGAATCAATCTGCTGATGACCCTTGGCTTTCAGCTCGGCTTTGTTGGCAGTCTGCCCCATCGAGCGATAGGCTTTTTCCAGCCGGCCGACCTCGATCCCCTGCTTTTTCAGGCTGTCGAGGTTCGAGTTCAAACGGTTGAGTAATTTGGACGCGCCGGCAGCGCCGGTGTCGTGAGCCTTTTTCCATTCTTCACGCAGGCGAATGGTGTCGCCAATCGTGCGCTGCAGCACGCGCGCTTTATTGCCTTCTGCCTCGAGGCGCTTGATGCGCCCGGTCACATCCTTGAACGCGGCGCCGACCGTGGAACTGACGGCGCCGCCGATCACCAGCCCGAGGGCGAGTTTGTTTGCCATGTAGTGGCCCTCATGTGCCCAGCACTACCGGTGGCAGCTCAATCCGTGAGCCACCACACCATGTCCGCAAACGGCATCGACTGGATCTCGGCGGCGGAAAACCCGGTTTCCGCCGCCAGACGTTTCGCCGCCGACTTGATCACGCTGGGATTAAAGCCCGTCGTCGTTGTCCATGCGAAAATAGCCGGCCTGCAAGCGGTTAAAATCCACCAGCTTCAGCCCCTCCAGATCCGAGACTGGTGCACCGGACAACGCAGCAAACAACACCAGCTCGCGCTGCTCATCATCGCCACCCACTTCACGATTGGCCGCCCGCACGTCGCCCACGGTCGGCGAACGCAAGGCCAGCTTGTCGACGGTCACGCCGTTGATTTCACTCGGACACGACAGCGTTACCAGCACCTGATCGGTGGTCAGCGACAACCACGCCGGCATCGAGTCCGAATAATCGGTTTTCGGTACCAGGTGCGAATACGCCGTTTGCACACGGCGATAATCCGTCAGCTTGAGGCCTTCCAGATCCTTCAGCCCGACTTCGGCGAGACCTGCGAACAGCATCAGTTCGCGCTGTTCATCATCGCCGTTGGCAGCACGATCAGCCGCGCGCACTTCACGCACGGTCGGATTGCGCAGGTTCAACGTCTCGACGTCGATGCTGTTGGCTTTGGTTGGGCGGGTCAGCGTCACGACCGCGCCGAGCGCACTGAGCGACAGCCAGGCCGGCAGGTTTTTAGCGATTGCTTGAGTCATCTAAATCTTTCCTTACAGGCCGAGCGCGTTGCGCACTTCGAGGAGCTGGTCTTTGCCGTCGATCACCTGAATGCCGGCGACCATGTCGATCTCGTACATCAGGCGCCCGTCGATTTCGAGCTTGTAGTACGTGACCGCTACGGCGTGTTTGATCTCGGCAGCATCGCCCGCTTTCCAGTCACCGAGATCGACCTCTTTGAGGCGACCACGCAGGGTGGCAACGACAGCTGTCACCGCGCCTTTTTGGCCCTTGAAGGCACCTCGGAACGTGGCGTTGAACGCCGTGCCGTCAGCCAGGCCGAAGTATTTGAGCGACTCGCGGCGCACGCCCTTGGTGACAAACGAGGCTTCCATTTTCTCAAGCCCCTGATCCATCTCGATGGGGCCGGCCATGCCGCCACCACGATATTCGTCGGTCTTGGTGGTCAGCTTGGGCAACGTCAGGCTGGGCACGTCGCCGGAGAAGTTCACGCCGTCGACGAACAGGTTGGTGTTGTACAAAGTCTGAGGAATCATTGATTACGCCCCCTTAGGCTGCTTCAAGCACTTCGGTCATCCACTGATCGGTGACTTCGAAAAGGAAATTCGGGTTTTCTGCCGGCGGCACGTCGGTGAAACGGATGCGCCAATACACTTTGCCCTGGGCGATCTGGCTGGCCGTGTTCAGTTCGGTGTCGGGGAAGACTTCAAAGTTGATGATCGCGCCCTGAGCTTTCAGGTCGGCCATGAACGCGTTGAGACCGTTGGTGACATCGGTCACGTAAGTCTTGGTGATCGAGCGGTCGACCGCCCACTTGTGCCCGGCCTGCACCGCGTCCATGAGGATGAACAGCGTGCGAACGCGGGTAACGAATGCCCACTTCGGATCGCTCGACAGCGTGCGGTTACCCCACAGGCGATAACCATCGTCGCGAATGATCGTGGTGATATTGGCGTTGTTGAGCAGGTTGGCCCGGCAGGTTTCGTCGCCGTCCAGGTACTCGACCGCGCGGCCGGTGCCGGTGATGCCGGTCAACTCTTTGTTCGACGGCGAGGCCCAGAACCCGTATTCAGCATCCGTCCAGGCAAACAGGCCCGCCGCCCAAGCTGAACCCGGCGCGTCGACGGTCTTGCTGGTGACGGTGTCCCAATACTTGACGCCCGGGTCGACCATGAACAGGTTGCGACTGCCGAAGTTATCGGCGTAGGCCATGGCGGCCTCGTCGGTGGTGCCAGGGCCGTCGATGATGCCGATGGCACGCAGTTTCTGCGCCAAGCTATCGAGCGCTGTGGCGACCGCCTGAGTCGCGGTATGACCCGGTGCGATCAACAGTCGCGGCTGCGCATTGAACAGGCTTTTACCGTCGAGCAGCGCCTGCAAACCGGTACGCTGACCCGAGGCCAGCACGCCGCCGATAATCGCCGAGGTTTGCAGCGCAGCGTCTTCCAGCTTGGCCACACCGATGGCGACGATCACCGCTTTGGCCTTGACGTAGATGGCCTGACACGCCTTGGTGATCGCCGAGTCAGGGCCGAACGCAGCGATGGCTTCGCGCTCGGTAGTGATCAATTTCAGCTCGCCCGCCTTGGCCGTACCACCGCCCAGAACGCCAGGTGTGAAGGTGTCGCACAGACCGATGATCGAGGACGACGGCAGCGAGATGGTGCGTGCGCCTGTGTCGACCGACGTGGTCGTCACGCCGTGAAAAAAACTCATAGGGGTCAGTCTCCAGAAACGAAAAAACCCCGCATAAGCGAGGCTGTGAGGGTGTTCGTGTTACGCGTAACGGAAAAGAAAACGCCGCGTCAGTGCGGGGCGTTTAGTCGGGTTGGGCTGACAGCCAGGTCGGCGCCAACGGCCGGTGTTCGGCGAGCGGAAATTGCGAACCTTGCGGCCAGTCGCGCAACTGCCGACGGTAGGCTTGCAGCTCCGTATATTGCTCGGCCGTGATCGAGGTCGAACCACCTTCCTCTAACTCGTCGCGATGCCGAGAAACCACGCCGTCAGTAGCAGCAAGCGCACCGTCGCGCCACACCCGTTCAACCGCTTCAACGTGATCTATAGAGGGTGGCAGCGGATCGACGAGCATCGGATAGCCATCTCCACCCGCGGCTATTCGCTTACCGTTGAACTGGCCGTCAAAAAGCTCTGCATGGCGCTCTTTGGTAATTTCCACCGCATCTACAGGGATCAAGCAATCCGGGTTCTCCACCTCCACCATGGCAGGTGTTGCGTTCACATCGGGAACGTTGCGAAATGTGATTGGTTCGGCCCCGGTGTTCGTCATCTGCTCGTCACCCACCAATGCCGATTCGCCCGGCAACAGAACGACATCCACTTTTGGCCGAATCCAAGCTGGATCAGCAACGAGGATCCTCCGCGCGCCATGAATAAATGCGTCATAGAAACCGCCCGTTTGTACTGAGAAGAACATGTTTACTCCTTAGTAGCCGATGGCTATCCAGTAAAAGGTGCCCGCAGTCGCCGATTTGTACCAAGCCTGAAAAGCCGATTTATCAATTATCTGCGCTCCCATAGGCTCGACAGCGGCCGGGCTTGAGGCTTGATCACTGACAATTACGCACAGCCCCTCATTGGGGAACGTAGTGGGAAACACCACCGTTGTTCCGCCATACGCAGCGACAGTGGCCGCGCCCCACTGGACGATCAGGCCGCTCGGTAGTTTCTGATACCCGCCGTTTCCCGAAACCGACATAAAAAACTCATCAGCGAATTTCTGCATTGTTGCAATCGCATTGCCCCTTACGCCCGTTGGGGGAATCGTCGCAGTTGGCGTACCGGTGAAAGCAGGACTAGCAATCGGCGCTTTCAGGGCCGTCGCCGCAGCCAGAACAGTCCGCGCAGCCTCAACGAATGCCGTCGTCGCAATTTGTGTGGAGTTGGTGCCTGGCGCCGCCGTCGGCGCCGTTGGAATATCCAAGAACGCTGGGGATCTGATCGGCGCATAACCCTGCATCACGTCCTGAAAATTCAGAGCCGTAGTTCCCAGGACAATCATCCCATCAGTCACCAGTTGCCAACGGGTGTCGGCCAACGTGACGCCCTGCTCAACCGACACCACCAGCGCCGAGGTCACCTTGTCGCTGTTGTCGGCATCCGGCGCGCGCGCCCACTCCTGCGCCGCCGCAATGTAAATGCCATTGTCCTTGGCAACGGCCTGATTTTTCACTAGCACCCGAGCACCCACCGGCACCGAAACGCCGTCAATCATCTGAAGGCCAGTCAGCGCGATGTTCGATGTGGTCGCCGCCAGAACCGACTGTTTACTGTCGAGTTTGTACAGCTCATCCAGGATTCGAGTATCAACGTAGTTGCGAGTCGCCAGGACAATCGCCGGATCGATCTTGAGGGTGATGTTGCCGGCACTTGTCACCACAAAGTTCATGCGCACAATTTGCGTGCGCCCCGAGCCTTGCGACAGCACAGGCTTGAAGCTCGGCGCGCAGTTGGCCACGGCCACCAGATCCCCATCCGCATCGTACAGACCGATTTCGCGGATCCAACGCCCGCCTTCGTCGGCCGGGATAATTTGCTCAGCGATAATCACCGCCGAGTTGACCGGGTCAACCTTGAGTTGATTCAGCGGCCGACGCCGCCATTCATTGATCAGGCGGGTCTGCGACTCAGAGGGAATCGGGTCGGTACCGTTGGCATCACCCACGCCCATTTCCGTGAGTTTCCAAGGAATGCCGAGTGCATCGGCATTCGCTTGCTTGGCTTTCCCCACATTCGTAAGGATCGCAAAAAACTGCGAATTCGCATCAATCATAATAAACGTCCAGGGTGTCTATGGTGTGTTCGCGGCCGACTACGCCGAAGCTGCCAGTCACCTCAATGTCACGCATGACGGGCGGGTAAACGTCGATTTCGTCGCCTTCGTAGAGGGACACGGCGATGTTTAAATTGCCCTGAGTTTCCAGGCTGATCGCCAGCCCGGTCAGTTGCCGGGTAACGGGTTTGGCATCGTCGATCAGGCGTTCAAGCTCCTGATACATTTCTTCAGTGATGCCGGTATCGAGCACCCCGACCTTGAGCGCGAAGGTGCCGGGCACACCCTCGGGCATGGTCTGGAACCACTCGACAATCTCGATCAGGTAGCCCAGCGGCTCGACCACCCGGCGCAACGCGCCGATAGTGCCTTTGTGCTTGTGGATGTAGTACGACGCCTTGATGGCCGCGCGCTTGGTCGCCTCAGTCCACCGGTAATCCCAGCGGTCCACCGACCACGCCCATGCCAGATGCGGCAGCAGATGAACCGGGCAGGTATCGGCGTTGTAGAGGTCGCGCAGAGGGACAATCGTCTTTTCGAAAAACGCGGCCTCCATGGCCCGTTCCAGTTGCGTGCTGTTGAGCGGCAGTAGACTTTTCATATCAGCCCGCCAGCCTCACGTTGTAGCGCGTACAGAACGCCGCTTGCGCCTTGGTCGGGGCCAGATCCTGCCATCCGACCAACTCAACCCGGGCAACCCCGGCAACGTGCAACTGAGCGTCAACAGCGGAGCGGGCGACCTCGACGCCCAGCCGCTTGCGTGGATTGATCCAGGCTGCCAATCGGTTTTTCGCCTCGGCCAAACTGGCATCTGCTTCGGGGCCGGCGCCGGCCATGTGCAAGATGGCGTCAATCTCGTAGCGGATCACCTGCGCACTCTGCACGGTCACCCGATCACCGACCGGCCGCACGTCCTCGTCATTCAACGCAGCAGCCACCGTCGCCAGCAGCTCAGGCGGCGCTTCGCCCTCCCCCTCTAAACCCAGCACCGTTACCGTAACGTAACAAGGCTCCGGGCTTTCAGCCGTGGCATCTGCCACCAACCCCGAGGCGTTACGAGCGTGCAGGATGTAGCTGTTACGCGGGCCGGCCGTGGTCAAGCCCTCATAGGCCAACTGGATACGCTCGCGAAACGGATCGTCGTCTTCCATGACCCTGGGCACTGGTGGTACCGCCAGCAGATCCTCGGCCTGAATGACCAGGCGTTGCAGATTGACGTTGGCGCCCAAGTGATCGAGGTCACCGCGAATGGCATGTGCCAGCAACAGCGCCTTGCCGGCGTCATTGACTCGAGCGCGGTTGCCGACCTTGTTGTAAGCCCCGACCTCAAGCACCTTGACCACCGGATCGCTTTCCAGCGCGGCCGTCCAGTTGCCCCCCATGTACCCGCGAAACACGCTCAGCCCGTCCTGATAAACCTCTTCGAAGTCCAAAGGCTCCAGCACAGTCGGCGCCGGCAGCGACGACAGATCTACGGTACTCATGCGGCCACCTCCAACGTGACGCTGTCGCCCAGGTACTTCCCGACGATTTGCAAATTGATTTGCCCGCCAATGACGGAAATGACGCGTACCTGATCCAACTTCAAGCGCGGCTCCCAGCGCCCCAGAGCGCGGGCAACCTCAGCCTGTACGGCACTTTTCCAGCCTTCGTTGATGGGCAAATCGATAAACCGCCGTAGCTTGCTGCCGTATTCCATACGGTGCCGACGACTGCCCAGCGGCGTGCTCAAGATGTCGGCAATGGATTGGCGCAGGTGCTCAATGCCGGATATGGGTAGGCCGGTGTGGCGATCCATTCCGATCATCGATGTCACTCCTTGAACGGCTCGTATTCGTCGCTGGCTTTCAGGAACTTGACCGCTTCGATGTCGGAGGCCGGCACCACGACCGTCGCCTTCTCCACCGGATAGGAACGGTCAGTACCGGGGACGATCAACAGTCGCGACGTGTAGAGCTTGTCGCGATATTTCATGAGTTCGGGCGATGAGAACGGTGAGGATGCAATTGCCGGTTCCGAGGGCGTTTGCACTTCAGTCGAGGTCGTATCGATCTTGGCCATGTGTTTCTCCAGGCATGAAAAAGCCCGCACTGGGCGGGCTGTCGTGAATGAATTAATGCGTGTGGTGATTACTGTTGCCAGTAGTGTCGATGATTGCGCCGGCGCTGGTGATGCCCTTGGTCACGTGCAACGCCCCTTCGATCATCACCGCCGCTTTCAGGTTGATGTTGCCGGTGGTCACGCTCACGGCGCTATCGGTGACAACCGCCTCGGTGCTGGCCACTTTGATGGTGACCGTGCCGCTGGGCAGGGTGATGCTGTAGCTCTTGGCCTGCCAGTCGTAGATCAGCGAGCCGCCATCATCGAAGCGCCAGACCTCGACATGGTCGCGGTTATCTGGCGGCGGGCCAGCATTGCCATACAGGCCCGGGACAAACGTGCCTTGCGCCACGTCGCCGCTGGGACTGATCAAACTGCCCTGCTCGCCCAATGACGGTGCCCGCCAGTGCCTGGCCTTGCCGGCGGCGATGCTGTGCCAGCGCACCCAAGCACTGACCCATTCACTGCCGTCCGACACGCGACATACCGGCGGCGAAGCGGACAGATCCACCGCAACCACGTAGCAAGCCTTTACCGCCCCCGCGATCATGCGGTCATGCTGGGCGCTTGCGTAACTCACGGCAGATCCTCGGGCCTGAATGGCCCGTCACCCGGATCAACGTCCAACACCAACGTCCCCGGCGGTTCGTCCGGCCACGGCCATTGCTCAACGCCGAGATAAACCTGCTGCGTCCACTCCACCATCCACACCGTGTATCCATCCAGATGCGGCTGGGTCCAGTCCTGCAGCGATTGCACAAACTCGGCGGGTTCAACTGGCAACCCCCACGTCTGCGCACGCAGCAGCACCGCCAACTGGGTCGCCAACTGCACAGCTTGTTGATGATGGTGCGGCTTGATCGGGTCAACAATGACCCGAGCCTCAAACTTACAGACCAGCGAGGTTTCGCCGGTGCCGATATCGGTACCCGGCTCGATCTCGGCCACCTCCAGAAACACCGCTGGCAGCAACACGCGATCAGCGATATTTGGCCAGGCCGTGACTGCATGCACGCCGGGAAGGTGAGCGCGCAGATGCTGCTCAACCGACCGATAAAGCTGGTCCAGGCTGAAGGGTTCGTCAGACATTGCCGATCCTCTTAAGGTATTTCTGCAGCTCAAAGTTGAGTTCCTGCTTGAGGATCTCCAGCAGGCGCTCATCCACTTTTTTTACCCAGCTTTCGAAGTGCGGTCGGGCTTGCTCCAGCGATACCTTGGCTTTGGCCAGCGGGAAACGACTGCCGTTTTCGGCGACCCAACCCGAACTTGGCCCGCGACCAGGTGACACCGTGCTGTCGGGGTAGTCGTCTGCGTTGAAATGCTTGCTGGCCGTGCGGATCCAGATGTCGGGTTTGTTGCCGTAGACCTTCTTGAGGAAAGCCCCTTGGTAACGCCGCCCCGCCACTGATACACCGCTGCCGGTTTGCCGCGCCCGGCCGATCCGGCTGGATTCGATGGTGTTCAAACCGAACCAGAGTTTGCCGCTCGCGGCACCGCCTGAAACCGGATAGCTGCGCAACCGCTGACGCACCGCTGCTACGGCAATGCGTTCTGACCGGCTGACGGCTCGGGCGATGTGCGTGCGCAACCAGCCCAACGTCTTGTTGATTGCGCGCCGATGCGCCGCAGCAGCCGCTTTCGGCACGACCTTGGCAAAGTCCTGGAACGCCTGAAAATCTGCGGCCGAGGACTGGATAGAGATCATCCCGCCCCCGGCCGAGGGTTTGAAATAGCTGCCAACACTCATGGGCGCAACCTCAGAATCAGAGCGACCAGGCCATCGCCGCTTGGCTCGAGCTGGATCAGGTCGTAGTCGCCGCCGCCATCCAGGGCAGGCAGGTCAACGCTGACCAGCATACCCTGCTGCAGACCTTGCGAATCGCTGACGCGAATCTCGAAACGCGGCTCGCGCAAACCGGTGTTGAGCTTGCCGAACTTGGGTTGCAGCCAGGGCGCGGCAAACATGCCGAACACTGGCTCTTCGCGACCCTCGATCCGTGCGGTGTCGCCCAGCGTTTCGAACACCACCGCGTCAACCTCGGCGATCAGATCGCGAAAGCCCATGGTCAGAGTTCCAGCAGGATCTGGGCGCGCGGTCGAGTGCACAGGTGCAGCGGGTTGGACTGAGCTTCACCGGCCATGCCTTTGTTGAAGGGCAGCGGCTCGATCATGCTGTAGTAGGGAATACCCTGGGTGTTGACCGTTTCCATGTAGTCAGCCGGGGCAAACACCGAGATGTACAGATCCGGCACGCCTTCAGGGATCAGAAGCGCCTTGTCGTCATGCACGAACGACACGCCGGCCACCTTGCCCCGGTAGCGCTCCCAAATGATGCCGCCGAACTCGAAGCTTTCACGGGCATCACCGCGCAGGGCTGCTGCCTGCTGGCTGTTGAGGTAGGTCTCTTTGACCGACTTGTGAACGATCAGCTTGTTCCAGAAATTCTTGCCGCAGAAGGCGCGAGAACCGGTGCTGGTCACACTGCCGAGCGCGTCTTCCTGCATGTCCAGCGCCTCGCCGCATTGAACCCGCAGCTCAGTCTCGGGATCCGCCAGTCCCATGGACATCCTTTGACGCTTCACACCGAAGCGGTCATAGAGATCCAGCAGTACGGTTTTGCCATCGGCGTCGAGGATTTGGCCATTCAGTGCGCCCATACGCTGGAATTCGTGCGTGGCGTCCAACTGGCGCCGCGCCTTTGCCAGGCGCGCATTGACCACGTCCTGCACGGCCTGCAGTTCAGTGCGAGTGCCGAAGGCACGGATGCCTTGGATCTCGTCAGCCTTGATGGTGAAGCGCTCAGGCAGGTGCACGGTGTTGAACGGGATCAGGTTGCGCTTGCTGGCCGCGACCACCAGGCCTGAACCACCACGCTCCCCAGCGGGCACCAGTGCCAGGGTGTCGCCGTCCTTTTCAATCTGCACGGTCAGGGTGGTAATGCCTTCTTCGCGAAACAGGCCCAACGCGCTGATGCGTCCCGGCAGGTAAGGTTGATCATTGAGCGCAGCGGTCAGCGAGGTAACGGTAAACGCTTCGTCGTCAAAAATGGCGATATCGGCCATGGGTACTCTCCAGAAACGAAAAATCCCGCACGCGGCGGGATGCAAAATAAAGAGGGAAATGCTTTAGCGGACGATCAGCGAATGTGCGGCCAAGGCTTTCTCGGCGGCCAGATCGAGGCCGGTCAAGTGCGCTTCGCTGACCTCGGCCAGCCGCACCACGGCGCGACCGCGACGCACCACGTCGGATTCACCGAGCGGGCCGTACAGAATGGCGACAGCGTTTTCTGTGCCGTCCTCTGCCGTTGGGTTGTACGGTGCAAATTCGCCGCTGGCAGTCACCAGCCCGAGAATTTGTCCGGGCCACAATGCTGGACCCGCCGCGACATTGATCGCTTCGCGCGAGATCGTGCCGGCGCCCTCGGACAGCAGGAATTCACCCGCGTGCATCGGTTCCTGTTTGATGGTCATGCTCGTGCTCCTTTCGCGCCGCGCGCGGTTCCAGTTTGAGCCGCTTGGCGAGCAGCCCAAATCGAGTTGGGGTCAGGTTGTTTGGCCAGCACCTTGGGTGCCGGGTCGTCCGCCAGCGGCAAACTGTTGTCGATTTCAAAGCCCTTACCGCTGGTGACTATCTTGTCGAACAGACGTGCCCGCACCGCCGCCGCATCCAGACCGGCCGCGACATAGTCGGCGCTGAATTCCGGCAGACGTGCGGCCACGCAGAGGTCGTTCACCGCCTTGGCGCGAGCCAGGCCCGCGAGAACGATTTCCTCGCTTTCGAGTTGGGTAGAATTGAGCAGCGGCTCGATCAAATTGCTGATGCCTGCCGCCGTGCAGCGCTGAGTAATCAGCACTGCCAACTTGGCCGAGTCGACGACAGGCGGCACCAGCGGCGGATCGACAGGTTCGAGTTCGGGATCCGGTTCAGGCAGCTCGTCGAGCTGGGCCAGCAGTTCAGCCGGTGCGTTCTGAAATCGTTGCAGCACCGCGCCTTGACCGAGACAGGCTTTGACCTTGACGCCGTCGCCCACTTCATCGGCCAGACCCAAAGCCACCGCTTCGTTGGCGGTCAGCCAGGTTTCGGCCGCCACCAACCGCCGCAGCTCCACCTCATCAATTTCGGGGGCTTTGGCCTTGTACGCGGCAATGATCGCTTCCATGGTTTGATCGAGCACGTCGGCTATCTTGCGAAAGCCTTCGGCATCACCGGCGGCGTAAGTCCACGGGTTGTGGATCATCAACATTGCGTTGGAGGCGATCACCACCCGGTGGGCACCGCACACGGCGACGCTGGCGGCGCTCGCTGCCAGCGCATCAATCCGCCCGGTGCAGCGCTCGCCCAGACGCGACAGCGCGTTGTGCATAGCCAGACCGTCGAAAAGATCGCCGCCGATGCTGTTGAACGCGGCGACCACCGGCGACACACCGTCGTCCATGGCACGCAGATCCTGCACGAACTGATTGGCAGTGATGCCCCACGCGCCGATCTCGCCATAGACGAAAACCTCGATTACTCGCTCGGTGGCTTCTCCGCTGGCCTGTAGGGCGTACCAGGTCTTGTCCTGAACCTCGACGCGTTTGCCTGCGCGGTTGTAAATGCGCGGTCGCGCTTGTTTGCTCATGGTTGCTCCTTGTCGTCGGTGTCTTCGACGGCATCAAGGGTGTTGTAGTTGAGGCCCAGTTTTGCGGCCCGTGCCAGATCAGCGGCGTTTTCCAGGTCGACCGTTTCGGCGTCGTAGCCGGTGCGCAGCACCATCTCACTACGAGAGGAAAAACCGGCTTGCACTTCCATACGGCGTGCCTGCACGTCCTGCACTGGCTGGATATAGGCCCAGCCTTGCGGCACCCAGCGAGTGCGCAGGTACTGGCGGCGTTTCTGTGCGTAATCGACGAGCACCAAGACGCCAGACAGGACCGCCATGTCCATCCACGCCGCCCGTACGGGACGGCAGAGCTGATGCACGTACACGCTGAATTGCAGCTGCTCCAGACGGCGCCGAAATTCGTTGAGCACCACCCGAAGCGCCCGGTCGTTGATACCGCGCATGTCGCCGGTGAGGATCTCGTAAGGCGTGCCCGACCCCGCTGCAGCAGCCATCAGTTGTTGCCGCATGAAGTCCGGGTAGTTGTTGCCGGCGTCTGGCGGTTTAGAGAACTCAACCTCCTCGCCTGCCCCCAGTTCCTGCATGGTGCCGGGTTCGAGCGCAACCATCGGCGTGAAGCCATCGCGGTCCAGATCGAGCGGCTGACCGGTCACCGGATCTCTGGGAAGTGGTCCCGAGTCCGGCGCCGGCCGCTTGATGAAACCGGCGAACAGGTTGGCCACTTCCTGACGGAACAGCACCGCGTCGTCATAGTTGTCCAGACTGCGCAGGCGCTTGAGCACCGGCGACAATCGCGGCACACCGCGCAACTGGCCCGGCTCGACCGGTTCGAAGATGTGCAGCACCTGAGTCGCCGGCACGCGAACCAGCTGGTTGTACCCGGCGTTCAGCGAGGCCGCATCGCGCGGATGCGACAAATACATCCAGTACGCTACACGCTTGCCACCGGGAGTGAACTCGATACCGGCGCGGATGACGTTGCCGTTTTTGGTGCTCTCGAATTTGTCGTGCGGCACGAATTCCGGTGCGAGGATCTGCAGCTGCAGCGGAACGGCCAAGCCTTCATTCAGACCGCGCGGACGCAACCGTACGAAGCACTCGCCCGAGGTTTCCACCGTGCGCGCCACCAGCGCCTGCTGGCCGTAAAAGTCGGTGCGATCATCCGCGTCCGACTCATCGACCCAATCCCCCCACAGCTCCTGCAGAAGCTTGCGCAAAGCATCATCGTCGGTTGTGGGTCGAGGGGTGATGCCGGTGCCGATCAGGTTGCTGACGCGCTTGTCGATGACGTTGAAGGCATACGGGTCATTGCGAACCGCTGCCCGCGAGCGCGACCGCAGATTGCGCAGAGCCGGAGTGTTGATGATGTTGATCCCGTTGTCGGGTGCATCCCAGCCAGTGGAACGGCGCCCTTCCCCGGCGCCTTCGTAACTGGCCTTGATGTTGGATGGCAGGACGAAACCGTTACGGGTCAGCGTCGGAAACTGTCGGGCCATCAGACCCCCTTCCCTGCATGGTACAGCCGGACCACGCGCGAACGTGGCCCAGCTGCACTTGCCAACGACGCACGTATTTCTTCCCGCGCCTTGAGCAGCTCATCGACCGTGCGGTATTCCACGGTGCGGTCGGTGTAGCGCACAGTTTTCTCACCACGAGCAATGGCCGCCTCAACCGCGTCGAGGTGCTTTTTTGTAAAGGACATATCAGCGTCTCTTCAGATAGCCGCTGGCAGAGCTGCGGCGTTGAGGGGGTGCTGCCGGTCGCGCTTGCGTAACCGGTGCAGCGGGTGGTGGTGCGGGCTGGGCTTGGCGTACAGCAGCAGGCGCCGGTGATTGTTCGGCATCAAGCCGCTCGCCCTGGACAGGCTTGATGACGTCATCGAACAAGCCGGACTGGGCCAGTGCCTGTCGCACCCTGTCCCAATCGTGTTCCTGGTAGCGATTGATGCCGAGGTAATGCGCCATCGCCAGGCAGTACACCATCAGGTCGAGCGCTTCGTTGCGCTCAGCCTTGCCCTTCACCCACTCGATGCGCTTGTGTCCGCGTATGTATCGCACGACTTTGCGCTCGGCGACGCACTGGGCGAAGAATTCGTCCGGCAGGTCGTTGGCAAAGTGCAGCGATCCCGGACCGTCCGGGAATGGATAACGGTTGTAGATCCAGTCTTTGGCGGTGTCGGTACCGACAAACCACAGCTCGGCGCCGTTGCGTTCGGTCTGTCCCTTCCATGTCACGTCGACCATGGACGGGCGCTGTGCAATGACCGGCCTGCCCGGCTTGCTCGCCCCCTTGATGGCGAAGATATTGCGCCAGCGACGAACGCGGCAGAACTGGTAGACCTCATCGGTGTGGTGACCACCGGAGTCGACACCCACGGCGAGAATCGCCAGACCCACACCACAAGGATGCCGGTAACGCGCCTTAAGCTTCTCATCCAGCACCGCCCAGGTGCGGTCGTCTGCCGGATCACCCCAGATGACTTGGTGATCAACCACCCAGCGCTCCATGCCGACGCCGAAGCCCATCACCATAAGTTCCAGACGATTGGCCTGAACGTCGACGGCGCCGGTCAGCATCAGCACGCCTGACGGCATAGCGCCGAGGGTGTAGGTTTCCTGACGAGCCCTGGCGATTAACACTTCAGCCTTGGTCTGCTCGAGCGAGCTGTCCCATACTTTGGCCAGACGGGTGTTGTAAAACACCTGCATAAGGCTGGTATCGCCTTGCGCCTGGGCTTTTTTCGCGTCCTCGAACTCGATGGCGAGCGATGTCCAGTCCATCCAACCGGTCGGCGAATACAAAGCGCTGAGATGAAAGCCAACCGTCTTGCCGTCGCCGGTGCCATGCGCACGCCACTCTCCGCGGGCGAGCATGTCGCTTTTGTGGTGCTCTTCGATCAGCACATCACAGTCCAGGCCGGACGCAGCGCACTTGTAATGCACGACGCTGAAATCGGCCGAATACAGTAGGTTTTCCCACTCAAGCACCTGCATGTGCCCACAATGCGGACATGGCACGTAGTAGTGACGCTGATCGCTGGACTCGAACAAATCGGCGATTCGCGAGGCGCCCTTGATCGTCGGCGAGCTGGAAAAGTAAATCTTCGCATTGCGACCGAAGTTGGTTGCACGCGTCTCTGCCAGCCTGATGGGATCACCCTCCTGGCCGACGTCGTTCTCCCAGCGGTCGACTTCGTCGCCGTAGATGTAGCGTGCCGACAGCTCTGATAGGTTGGCCGCAGAACCGGCGGTGGTGACGTACAGGGAGCCACCCTCGAATTCCTTGGTGTCCATCGTATTACGTGCGTCCCGCGAGCGGGTAGCCGCGACCCGCTCGCGCAGCACGGGAGTGGCTTTGATGGTCTTGCTGATCCGCCCAGACACCCGCTTGGACAGGCCGAGGCTGGGCAGCAGCGCCAGGATGTTCGACGGCGCCATGTGAATCAGGCCGCCCATCCAATTGAGCGCGATCTGGGTTTTCATCAGCTGCGAAGCCACCATGGTGACCACGCGTCTGCAGGGATGAGCCGGCGACAGGCAACGCATCGGCTCGCGAGCATAAGGTGTGCGCGAGGTACGGTACTGGCCCGGCTCAGGGGCACCGGTGTCACGCGGGATTCGCATGTACTCGTCGGCCCATTGATCAATCCAGAGATCGGGGTCGGGACGCAGCCCACGGAAGTAGTTCTCACGGTACACCTGTGCACCGTCAGAAAATTCCGTGTGCATAGGTTCAGTTCACTGTTAAGGCGTGATCAAGGTCCGCTGAAGAGAGTCGCTCGGCTTCCTCCAGCGTTCGACGGATTGTCGCGGTGAGATGTTTTTCGATCTGCCAGGGATCCGTCATTGCCGCAAGGTCGTAGGACAGCTGAGGTAGCGGTCCGAACAACTGGTCACGCAACAACCGGCCGGCGTCATAGGCGCCAGTCTCGACTGCCTCTCTCGATACCAAAGAGCCTTGCGCCTTGCCCAGCTCGATCTCGGCCAACTTGGCCATGTTGTGTTCGCGCAGTGCACGGGATTTCTGGTAGTCGGGGTGTTTGCCGTCGCTAGGCATCAGCTGCGGCGGCGCAGCCGTGGAAGTCGGCGCCGTCAGGGGCGACAGTTGGCTGTAAACGTCACGTTGAATCCGGTCTTGCTGGTGACGGTCGGCGACGGCGGCCTTGCTGGGGTCGCTGGTTTTATCGAGTAGCGCCTCAGTGGCTTCCAAGTCGATCTTGCCATTTTCGGTAAGTACCAGCCGATCCTGACTCGCCAATTTCGAAACATAGGATTTGGCCCAGCCGCGCCGGGCCGCGAACTCCGTTTTACTGATGATTGTCATGGTTATTCTCCAGTTCACCCGCGAGTTCACCGCGAGTTCACCTGTTCACCTCAGTTCACTAAGCTGGTGAACCGTCTGCTAACACAGTCCCGCGGGTTTCCGACCCCGTGTCCATCAGATACCCCTAGGGTCCCCGGCGGTTTTCGGGGTGCCGGGGCGGTGCATCACCCCTGCCCGCCGCTGGTTGGCGGGGCTTCGCTGAGGCCCAATCGCTTGGCAGCCCATCGTTCGTACAACCCGATGGCAACGTCAGCGCCGGCCATTGCCGTCAAACAACCCAACGCACCAGCCGTCCACAGCGACATCCCGGCGGCAATCATCAACATCATCGCCGTCACCCCGCAGACAATGCAGGCACCCGACCGAAGTGCAAGCCTGCGCAACAACGCCCAGCCCCGCGCCCCATCCTTGTCCGCCCGCCACATCTCCCCCGATACGCCGCCGACAAGAGCCAGGACGATCACTAACCAGATCGGCATTTCTGCCAGTGCTTGTTGCTCGCTTGTCATCGCCTACCCCATGAACGCAAAAACCCGGCGCAATGGCCGGGTTTGGTGGTTTGGTGCCTGCCGCTCTCTGCGGTCGCACCTATCGAAGATGACTACTTTTTACAGGTCGATTCCGGTGGCAGCAACCCTGTTTTAATGCCACCCGGTGAATAAGTGGGTAACGCAGGGTGAACGCCTAGCGAATGTCGGCGAATACACCTCCCCGGCAATCTGTTGTTGCGGTGGTGTCCCATACGTCCCACTTTTCAAAATCGAAGTGGGACGCCTGAGAGCGCCTAGATTCGGGGCTTCGCCCCACTGTCCTACTTATCATTCTCCTTTCTCGTGTAAAGGAAGAAACTTAAAGAACACGCGTTCGCGCGTAAGCGCGTACTGCTTGCCCGCTACGCTCACACGGGCGGGAGGCACTACTAGGCGGGACGGTGGGACAACCCAACAACGACAAGGCCCGCACATGTCCCACCGCATCAAAACGCAGCGAGACAAGACGGGCCAGTGGGACACCCCCAACCGGAACGATGCCTGGGATCACGCAGCCTTCCCCATCAGCACCCAGTAGATCTGCAGATGCGCATCATGCAAACGTTGGTAGTACGTATCTCGCCCACAACCGCAGTGGGCATACCGCAGTCGCATATCCACATTGAGCGTGCAGTAATGCTCACGCACCACCGTTACCAGCTCTGGCGCGAGGTGCTTGGTCACGATCAGCTCAATGTCCAACGAACTCTCCAGCGGCGCCCGAAAAGCACGCCGCCCCCTGATCAGTTGCCCGTTGCTCTCCATCATCATGGCAACCATATTTCCCCCAGCCAGCCCCCCTTTCGAATTTTCCGAGTGCAGCTCCTGCGCCCACAACCGAAGCAGCGAATCAATCTCCTTAATCAAAGCAAGGCTCCTCGATCGGTTCACGCTGCAACGCCGACGCACCGCCCCACCCTGCCGGCTTCTTGTATGCCCAAGGCCGTTGCCCGCTCTTAGCCAACGCCGGCAACCGAACACGCCGCCAACCCAACCGATGCATGATCGCGCCGACGCGCATCTGCTCCGGTTTGCCCCAATGCCCGAAGTCCAACTTCAACGCACTGGTGAGCACGTCACTGCCGGTGGTGGTCTCGCCGATCTGCGACTCCTCGAGCCAGCTCAGAATCGGACCTTCCCACTCATCGACAACGAAGCGCTCGTCCTGCTCTTCGCCGAACATGGCGGCCTCATCCAGCGTCACCCACCAGAGGTCGCCCGCGTCGTAGCAGAACACCGCCTCGGCCCACAGCTGATCGCGCATCGAACGCAACAATTCCAGATCTACCTTGGTACACGCGACCGGCCAGTAACGCCGGTTACCGGTGGCGTCCTTCAGGTACTCGTCTTGGTTGGTCGTACCCACGAAAACACACTGGCGTGGCACGTCCATCGTTCTGCGGCCGTAGCTCTCGCGGTAAGTGTCGGTGGACGCCGAAAAGAACTGTTTGGCCTTCGTACTCTCAGCCTTGTTGAAGCTGTCGAGCTCGCCCAGCTCAACGATCCACTTGCCCCGGATCGCCTGAAAGCCGTCCTTGTCGCCCAGCGCGAACGGTGTGTCCATGAACCACTCGCCGCCAAGAATGCTCATTGCGGTCGACTTACCAGCGCCCTGCGCACCTTCGAGAATCATCACCGAGTCAGCCTTGCAGCCGGGCTTCATTACCCGCGCTACAGCCGATAGCATCCAGCGCTTGCCAACCTTTGCCGAATAATCTGTCGCCTTCACGCCCATGACATCGGTAAGCCAACTTTCAAGCCGAGGAACCTGATCCCATTGCAGCTTGCGCAGGTACTGCCGCACCGGATGAAACGCATGGTCATGCGCAACCACGCTCACCGCCTCGATCACATGCGAGGCCTTGACTCGCAGGTTGTACTGCTGCGCGAGCCACTTCATCACGCGCACGTCATCAATGTCCGCCCAATCACCCGTGCCGCCGCCATAAGGCGCCGCACGCAGCTTCACTATCTTCGAGCTGAACGCGCTGTAACTGATGACCCCGGCCCAACGCTCATCATTGGCCAGGATCAACTCGACATTCTGCATGTGCGCAATCAGCGCGCCGCTCTCGCTACGTGCGAGGAGATCTTTCCAACCACCAGCGGCCGGCGGTTTGACCACTGCCAGCACCTGACGGCGCACCGCCTCCAAACCTTCAGCAACATGCAGGTCGTTAAAGTCGGTCCACTTGGCTTCCCGCTCGCCGGAAAAGATCGGCGCGACCACCTGGCCGCCGACAATCAGCGCCGCGTTGTTCGCTTTCTCTTCACCGGGGTTCCACGCATCGCCATTCGGCTTCGTGGTTTTCCAGTCATCGTCCCGGCAGATGATCAGCGGGCAACCGGCGAAACGCTCGCGCATGGCCTTGCAAACTACCAACAAGTTGCCAGCGTCAAACGCAACGGCCACGGTCAGAGACGTGGCCATATGCAGACTTGCGCCAGTTGCATAACCCTCACACACCAGCACCGGCTCGCCCGGATCCGGGTGCGGCCCGATCAGATGGAAAGCGCCCTCCTTCGACATGCCGTAAGGCCAATAGGACTTGTCTCGGCCGGTATCCTCTTGCTTGGTTGGGGACACTACCTGCAGGCCGACAATCTCGTCGCGTACGTTGCTCATCGGCACCAGAAACGCACCGGTGCGCGGCGCATAACGAACGCCAAAGCCGACGATCTGCTTGCGATCCAGATAGTCGCTACGGCCCTTCTCCGGCATGCGCTTGAACATACCCGCCGCACGCTTCGCCGCACGACGTGCCGCGTTGGCTGAGATCTCAGCCGCGCGCCGTTTGGCCTCTTCCTGCCGAGCGCGCATAACCTCGCGCTCTTCAGGCGACATCCGCCCAGCCTTGACCTTGATCTTCTGAGACTCGCCCGAACGCCAGTCACCGAACGCACCGAAGATCAGCGTTTCGCCTTTCTCGGTGCGTTGCTCGTGAACGACATACCAACCGTTCTTTTCCTTGCCCTTGTCTTGCGTCGTCTTGCAGCGGGTCAGCTTGCCGAACACCAATGGCTGCGCAGGCTCAAGACCGTAATCCGCGAATTGCCCCAGTACGTCATCGAGCATGGCGTGCCCCTTTCAATTCCGCGAGGGAAAGGCAGTCGACGCACTGGGTACAGCCGGGCTGCGCCAAACGGCGGGCCTCCGGGATCGGCCCATCGCACGTTTCACAAAACAGAAACGAATGCGCCGCCAAAGCTGGCTTGGCGGCGAGGAGACGTGCGGCGAGCGCTTGATCAATACGCTCCTGCACCAGGTCATTAGCGAAGTCGACGATATCAACCACGATCAGTACCCCGCGTCGTCTGATTGACGTAGGTGGCGCGGTTGAACAACCCCAACAGCCCCTGAATTCCACGAAACACCTGCAGGCGAATCGCGGCCAGTTCCTCATCGGAAACAACCCCGTCACCAATGCTCTTGGCCCAGGTATCCGCCAGATCCGCAACCTGCCGAAAGTACTCGGCAATCCCGGTGGTCAACGTCTCAGGCATATCGTTGGTGTACGCCTCAGCCAGCTCCTGCCAAGTCGTATCACCGACCAATGCATGCACCGCGTCCAGAATGCGGCGATCCTTGGTCAGCTCCAGAATCTCGCCGAACTCTTGAATGTTCACCGTGTGGCTAGGGTGGGTAGGAGACAGCTTGTGCTGCAGCGTGGTCGCATTGCGGCCAGTGGTGGCGGCGATGGCTGCGGCGCCGCCGGGGTAGTCCCGTGCGGCATGGTAAAGCGCGAGATCGAGCGGCAAAACTTCCCGCTGCGCCCGCTCAACAGAACTCAGAGCGATACGGCTCATGGCATTAATCCTTGTAAGTTGCCAGTGCCGCGCGACATGCAGTGGTGATACATTTGCCGCGTGGCTTGAAAGGGCCCAAACGCCGGCTAGATCTTCGGGATCGATACCGGCACCGTGCCGGGGCGAGCAATCCGTTGCTCACCCCTGGCGCAACAGCTGCCAAATCTGTGGTGGAAGAGGCAGCAACACCAAGGCTTCCGAGCCTTGGAAAAGCGCGATAACGAGAGGTGGTTGCATGTGGTGTGCCCGCCTATCTTTATCGCGACCCGACAGCGCTGTGGTGGTGCGTGCCGGGAGGAACTGGGCGGCCTATGGGTCGCCTTTTTTCTAAGCTGCTTTCTTACTATCCATCTCTGGTGGAAATACGTCGTCAAGCGAGCATTTGACACCGAGCCGATTCAGGGCGGCAGTAATGGCGCGTGATTCAGCTAGGCCAGCGATGCGTCGACCAGACTCGTAATTGCTTATCCGAGTTTGGGTCCATCCGAGAGCAGCCACCAGATCACGCTGCTTAATGCCCGCTCCCTCTCGGAATGTAGCGATCCTGTTCATCAAACACCTCCTTAAGCTGGAGGGAACAATAAACACGAATCGTGATTTTTGCAACACGTAAAGTGCGAAAAAAACATTTCAATGCGTGGTAAAAATGCCAAATGAACACACTCGGCTCGCGCATCAAAACATTTAGGAAAGCCAAAGGCTTGAGCCAGAAGGATCTGGCGCTCGCCTGTGGCTGGGAATCCCAATCGCGAATAGGCAATTACGAAAAGGGAACACGCCAACCCAATCTCCAAGACCTTGGAAAAATCGCAGCATCGTTAGGTGTTCCAATTGCCCAAATGGTCAAGGACATTGAGGGTCCAACGCCCAACATCTGGACCGATGCAATGGGCAATACTTACGACATCAGCAGCCCGCCGTCTTTAAAGTCTCAGCGGGTGCAAGGTTTGCTTTCGGCAGGAATGCCTAAAACGGGTAGCGTCCCAGTGGTAGGAACCGCGCAACTTGGTAATGAAGGATATTTTGAAGCACTTGATTTCCCTCCTGGTCACGGGGACGGTTATCTGAACATCTACAGCGATGATCCTGACGCCTACGGACTCAAAGTTACCGGTGACAGCATGCTTCCCCGAATCAAGAATGGGGAATACGTTCTAATCGAGCCTAATAAAAGCTATTGCAGCGGCGACGAAGTGGTAGTCCGAACAGAAGCGGGCAGAACGATGATCAAGGAATTTATTTATCTGAGAGACGGCATGTACCGTTTCGACAGCGTCAATGCCGAACATTCGCCAATTCACATCGCAGCAACCGAAGTCAAAGAAATCCATCTTGTGGGTGGAATTTTGAAATCGTCTCGTTTTCTTCACGAATAGTAATTGCACAATCACGATTCGTGTTGACACCAATAAGCACATTGCGTGATATTTGCCTCACTCTTCCACCACAGAGCGAGGCAACATCATGCACACCACAGCAACCCTGCACGTCCACCCGGCCGCTGCTAACCCCTCCCGTATCTTTGAGATCCGCCGCCTAGCCCGTGAGAGCGGCTGCTCGTTTGCCACCAGCAAACCTATGCAGCAACCTCGCACTGCCCCCACCCCATTCGACCCGAACGGCGGAGGGCATGCAGCATGATCAAGTACAAAATCGACAACCGCACCCTGCAGTTGCTCAACGCCCAGGTCAACCTGACCGAGACCTTCAATCACTTACTCCGCACGGCGCCCAAGCGCGAGTGTCTGGCGTTCCGTTTGAAGGCTGAGCGCGGGACTACGGAAAGCACCTTCGTCGTGGAGCTGGGCAGCGAACGCCACACGCTGACCCTGCCGAACGAAAAGAAGATGCATCTCAAGCTGGCCGACTTTATCGAAGAGATCGCCAATGGCCCCTTCGATGCGAGCAATACCAGCGACCTGGTGCACCGCCCGCACGCCAGCCGCGAATATGGCCGCTTCGAGGTCTCGGACAAGCAACGGGTGTTCGAGCTGGTACGCGCTGGGGGCGTCCTGAGTCTCGACATGGGCTTCGACTACCCTCTGCAGGTCGCGCTGCACCGCACCCAATCGCGCTCAGGTGTCACCACCATCCTGAGCATCGGCAACACAAGCCCGCACACTCGGTGCTTCACCGTATACGGCAGCGATGTCGAGATCTACGACAAGGTAATCGAGTCCATCAACCACCTCGCTGCAGCGGCCACTCCAGCCGCGCACGCGGCATAAGAGGTGCGCCATGGAACGCAACCTAGCCCAAGCCGCAACCCAGCTCGGCCTCACCCGGCCAAAACTCATCGCTCGCATGCGGGAACAAGGCCTGCTCAACGAGAAGAACCTACCGGCCTACCCCAATCGTGACCGCGACTACCTGCGCATCAAGGATGGCCAGTGGTACCACGACCAGCTCGGCATGCAGTACAGCCAGTCGACCAGGGTGAAACAACCCGGAATCCGCTGGCTGGCCGAACAGCTGGGCATCGACCTGCCTGCCATCCCGGCAGACAGCCGTGACGTGGCCTAGGGAATACGCCCGCCAGATCATCGCCATGCGGACACGAGAGGAGCGCAATGCCGCGCTCCTCGAAGTGCCCGAACATCTGCGCGAGCTGACCAAACGGCACTGCCTGAATGCCTGGAATCACCCAGGCAGAAAACAACGCAAGGAGGCCCAGCAAAGCCATGAGTAACACAGCACAAAGCCCGCTTCGCCTGCTACCGGCACCGGAGTCAGCCACCGTCGAATTGCTCTACCGCATCTTCGGCGACGTCCTGATCCCTTTGGACAAAGTGCGCGAGCAGTACTTCCGCAACCTCAACGAGCAATCGTTCGTGGCCGAGATCAGCAGCGGCCGCATCCAGCTCCCAATCACCACGCTGGACACCAGCCGCAAGGCACCGAAGTACGCACACATCCGCCACGTCGCCTCATTGATCGACATCCGCGCCTACAAAGCCGACGAAGACATGCAGCGACAGCAGGACGACACCAACGAGTAACAACCACCAACCGAGCGGCTGCCACCACCAGCCAATGACATCACCAGGAGCACACCACATGACTGCTATTCAGATCTGCGCACTCATCGCCCTTGTCACCCTAGCTGGCTTACTAGTCTGGGCCGGTTACTTCATGGGGCACAGCGACGGCATGTCCGCCGGCAGGAAAGAAAGCGACAACACCCTGCGCGCCGAAAACGCCAAGACCATTCGCGAGCTAAGAGCCTCGCTCGACTTCATCAAGGCAGACCACGCCCACCTGGCGCAATTCAGCAAACGCCTCCAGCAAGCATTGACGCTTGGTGAACCCGAACGCCAGACGCTGCTGGACATTGCCGAAAAGCTCCGCATTGCCGCCGAGACATTCGCAGCCTTTCGCACGGGGAAAAAACTCGAACGCGAAACCCTCGCCCTACGCGACGAAGCACTCGCCATTGCAGCGCTACTGAAGCCGGCAGCTCAGGAGAGCGCCGCATGAGCCAGATCTGCCCCCAATCCAACACACACCGCAACCCGGCTCATGCACCACCAGCAGCTGATGAACCAACGCGCATTCAAATCTCGGAGGAAAGCGACATGCAAAAGGACCAGCACGACACCCAATCCACGACCGCTTTTCTCCGCGAAGAAGTCAGCGTCGACACACTAGAAACAAACAGCCTCTGCTGCGCAGCAGCAGGCATTATTGCGCTTCCCAGCAGCACCACCGAGGCGCTTATACCCCACGAAAAGCTGCGCGAGGCAGCCACACCCAATGCAACGCTAATCGCTCAGAATCGCCCGCCCGCGCAGCCTGCTTTGGGGTATACGCACCCTGACAGCAACTCTGCAAGCCCACCACGAGAAGTCGTCGACGAGATCCAGATCGACGAGCGTGTTGAGTTCGAGAAAGAGTTTCCAGTCCCCGAAGGCCTGCAGTACTGCACCCAGCGAGGCACGTACACCACCGCACCAGGTGCGAAGACATCCGACTCATTCGCTCGTGAGCATTACGCCTACCGGGCCGGGTATGCCGCATGGACGCGCAGAGCGTGGAAGCATGCCGCACTCGTTGGCCAGCAAGCCAAAGGAGTTCGCCCGTGATCAAGCGCACTCTCAAACACTTTCACATGTGCTGCGGTCTGGGCGGCGGTGCCAAGGGATTCAACCGGGCCAAGCCTATCGTCGGGCACATACAAGCCGAATGGCAATGCATCGGTGGCGTGGACGTAGATCCGGCAGGCCTGCGGGACTTCGAGAGACTGTCTGGCGTTCCTGGCACGCTGATGGATCTGTTTACCCGCGACCAATACACCCGCTTCCACGGGAAAGAACCGCCCGCCGGCTGGACGGAAGCGAGCGCCGACGACCTTCGCCGTGCTGCGAACAATCATCGGCCTGATGCCGTCTTCATCTCCAGCCCGTGTAAGGGCGCCTCGGGCTTGCTGTCAGAAACGATGAGCCTGACACCGAAGTATCAAGCCCTGAACGAACTGACGCTGCGCTGCATCTGGCTGATGTGTGAGGCGTGGAAGGACGACCCGGTGTCGCTGATCGTCTTCGAGAACGTACCGCGCCTAGCCACCCGTGGCCGCCACTTGCTGGACCAGATCAACAAACTGCTGAATCACTACGGATACGCGGTTGCTGAAACCACCCATGACTGCGGCGTAATCGGTGGCCTTGCCCAGAGCCGCAAACGCTTCTTGCTGGTGGCCCGTCATATCGAGAAGGTGCCGCCGTTCCTGTACGAGCCGGAAAAGAAGACGCTCAAATCTGTCGGCTCGATCCTCGGTCGCATGCCGCTGGCCGGCGATGTCGAAGCCGCTGGCCCGATGCATCGGGTCCCAGCCCTGCAGTGGAAAACGTGGGTTCGCCTCGCCTTGGTCACCGCCGGCAAGGACTGGCGCAGCCTGAACGATTTGGCGATCGAGGAAGGATACCTGCGCGACCTGGTAATCGTGCCGGAATACCGCGCAGGCTATCTCGGCGTGCATGAATGGCAGGACACTGCCGGTACCGTCGCTGGGCGCAACAGTCCAACGAACGGCGCCTTCTCGGTAGCGGATCCACGCGCCAAAGCAGGCGCCCTGCAATACCAGCAGTACGGCGTACGTCGCTGGGACGAAACGAGCGGCGCGGTAATCGGCGTCAAATCACCCGGGCAAGGAACGTTCAGCGTTGCTGATCCTCGCCGGCCGGGTAATGGCTTCGGAAAGTATCTGGTTACGCCATTCGACAATGCCGCCGGAACGGTCATCGCCGGCAGCACCACAGGGCAAGGCGCCTTTGCGGTTCAGGATCCCCGGTATCACAACTGGCACAAGGGCGCGAGCAGCCGCAAGCTTGGCGTTTGCCCATGGGATAAAACTGCCGGGACTGTTACCGGATCGCAGCAGGTAGCCAGCGGTGCATTATCGATCGCAGACCCGCGTCCAGGCATGAGGCGCACGAAGGGCGACGCTTACCTAACTGGCGGCCACTACGGCGTCGTCGGCTGGAACGAGCAATGCGGTGCCGTGTCGGCCAGCGCCAAACAGGACAACGGGCGGTGGTCAGTGGCGGATCCCCGCATGCCGGAAGCCAATGACCGTCTGACCTGCGTTATCGAAAGCCTCGACGGCACCTGGCACCGACCATTCACCACTCTGGAGCTGGCTGCGCTGCAAAGTCTGGTCGAACCGGAAGAGCAGTTCGAGCTGGACGGCCTGAGCGATCAGGCGTGGCGCGAGCGCATCGGCAACGCGGTACCGCCGGCAGCTGCCGAAGCAATCGCCCACGTAATGGGCACCACCCTACTGCTCGCCGAAGCCGGCGAAACCTTCATGCTAAGCAACATGCCGGTGTGGGTGCGCCCCGTAGCAGTGGGATTGAGCGTGAGTCAGAGGGGGGAGGCAGCATGAGCGCTGCAGAGAAAATTGATTTTCAAATCACACCAGGCGCTTGGTTCCGCCAAGACCTGCTTTATCCAGTGTTCGGACTCAGCACAGAAGCTGTCCGCAAGTATCGTTCTCGCGGTCTGTGGCTGGAGGGCAAACACTACCGTACCGACCCTGCCAACGTGCTGGTTTACAACAAGGAAGCAATTGAAAAGTGGATGGCAGGTCAATCATGAGTGACAAGATGCCCACAGGTGTCGAGATGAACGGCAAACAGCTGCGCATCTGGTTCATCTTCAATGGCCAGCGATGCCGGGAACCACTAGAGGGGATCTCGAAGGTTAACAAAGCTGCTATTGCCTATGCCGACAATAAACGTCGCACGATCCTCGCAGAGATCAAAGAGGGCCGCTTCGACTACGCGGCCCACTTTCCCAACTCTCCCAGGGCAGCAATGTTCACCGGGACTGGCGGACCATCTCTGAAGCGGACCGTGAAGGAAGGTATCGATCGATGGCTGGAGGTTCAGCGCGCACTCAAAGCATCAAGTACCGTCGTTAACTACGTCAGCAAGGCCAAACACGTCGATAACAAATTCGGCAAACGCCGAATCGTGGACATCAGCAAGAGCGATATAGAGCTATTTCAAGCACAACTGCTGAAGCAAGGCCTATCCCCAAAGACAGTAAACGACATCTTCACCGTCGCCCGAGGCGTCTGGGCGGACGCCTTTGGCGACGGCATCTTGAAAGCGAACCCACTGGACCGAATCAGCAACGTCGGTTCGGACGTCGACCTTGAACACGCCGATCCCTTCAGTCGCACCGAGATTGAGTTGATCGGCAAAGCTGATCCGGACCGACGAGCTGACGCCCGAATGATTGAGTTCAACTGTTGGGCCGGACTATCGCTATCCGAACTCATCGCACTCGCGGCTGAGGACATCGATCTTGACGCCGGCCTGGTGCAGGTTCGTCGTGCGTTAGTCGTAGGCGAATTCAAAGTCCCGAAAGAACGCTCACGTGTACGTATCATTGAGCTGATAGATCCTGCACTTGAACTGATGCGAGAGATCGTTGCAGCAGCCAGGGATGTACCTGCAGAAGAGATCACCGTTATCCAGCGTGACAACATCACGTCGAAGAAAATGAAAATCAGGTTTCTTTTCCGTAGTTCCACCAGCGGCTTGCTATGGAGCGGTAAGACACTCAGCAATTGGTTCACCGCGCACCTTAAAAAGGCAGAGGTTCGTCACCGAGGCGCCAATCAGTGCCGCCATACGTTCGCCAGTCAGATGCTATCGAGTTACGTGCCAGTCGAATGGGTAGCTCGGCAACTGGGACATGCAGATACAACGATGGTGAGAAAACATTATGGACGCTGGATCCCGAAAGATACAAAAAGCATGGCGGGCATCGTGTCAAAAATGCTGGGGTTCAGAGTTGAATGATTTTCAGCTCGATAGATATGCGCACGGTTCACCAATCAGCTACCCTCGTGATTCCAATCTATGGTACTCCACCCATTGAACCGCGGATTCGAAAACCTCCAATACCCTAAGCTGCAGGGTCGACTCGAATGACACCATTTTGTTGGAGTAATCTAAATAGGCGTTAACGTGTTCCCTGTTCACAATATTAAATGGCTCCGTTCCACCAGTGCGCGGATCGATCGGTTGTTCACCGTACTCTTGAGCAAGCAATCGAACTTTATCTGTCAGCACAAGCCAGCTTAGGGCGTGCTCAGGAGATAACGCTACGGCTAATGTGAGAGCATGTTGAAAATCTTGGTATCTTGAATGCCCGGTTTCCATAGCAAATTTCAGCCGAAGAAATTCGGGCTCTTTTTTGATCGCCGAGATATTTAACTTTAATTGCTCAATTTTCAAAACACCGAGATCGATCGAGGTTATCGGTGTTTCATGTCCAAAGAGTCTGGTTCTATCAAACGCGTCTATTACAGACGCCACAAGCAGATTCAACACTTTGAGCGTCTCAGTTTTTCTACGGAAGCTCGGCAGCAGTTCGATAATCACATAAAAAATATAGGCTGAGATGATTCCAACGAGAAGGTCGCTTGTGACACTGGCAGTGGAATCTGCGCGAAGGAAAGCAGCCATCCGCCCCCCGTCCAATTTTTCCCAAAGTGGAAGCCTCGCGTTAACGAGACAGACGAGCACAAACGCGACCACTACCGCGGCCAACAAGCATCGCTCACGCGCATCTCGCCAAATCCACATTCCATCACTCCTTTTCGCGCCGGCCCTGATGCAGCGTCTCAATATATGCCCTAAAAATGCCCTAAACAAAACTCTAGAAACGAAAAAGCCCCCGTAATCAGCAATGATTACGGGGGCTTTGTCTTGTTCAATAATGGCGGAGAGATAGGGATTCGAACCCTAGGTACCGGTGAAGGTACAACGGATTTCGAATCCGTCCCAT